ACCGGCCCGCTTCTGATTGAGCAGCTCCTGTCGCACCGCACTGGAAATCGCCCGCCCCAAGTCCTTGCCTTGGCCCGTGCTGGTGGTCACACCTCCCTCGGCCACATTCACCGAGATGTTGAACACATCACCGCCCCCGGACGAGGACTGGTTCATCGTGACGGGAATCGAGCGACCATCGGGGAGCGGCACATAGGCCTCGGCCATGGAACCCTCGCCAAAGACCGCCAACTGAGGCGTGGTGGCCACCCCGCCAGTGGCGTACGCTCGCAGCGGCAAGGGGCCCGATGAGGTCATGATTCCGCCATCGGCAAACCCGAACATGCTGCCCAGCGCCTTGGCCATGGGCAGCGTGATGGCACGCTGGATCTGGATGCGGATCAGGTCCGAAATGATGGAGGTGGCCAGCGACCTGAAGTCGAGCTTGCCCGTCATCACGAAGTTGGTGAGCGCATCGGTCATCCCATTGAAGGCCTTGGTGGTCACCGCCTCCATCTGCTTGCCCACCTGCTCGGTTTCTTCACCCAGGGTGCGAAGCGCCTTGGAGAACCCCGCGCCGGGATCTGACAACTCAAGGGCTCGTTGACCCAGCAAGGTCGCCCCATCGGCTGCCTGACGGGCTGCCTCCTCGATGCGTCGAAACGATTCCGCCAACTTGTCATTGCCAGGCGTTGCCTCCACCAGTTCTCTGGCCTTGGCCGCGAAATCCGCCAGCTCATCGGCGCTGGAGCGCCTGGCAGCGGATAGACGCTTGAGCGCATCGATCTCGCTGATCGAACCGGTCTCACGCAGGACCTTGATTTGCTCTTCGGTCGATCGAAGCTGTCCCTGGCTCCTGGCCACCTGCTCCTGCAGGTCTTTGAGTGTTTCACCCGGCAGCTTGATTTCACGCTCGAGGTTGGACTGCTGGGCTTCACGCTCGAGTTTTTCTCGGCGCATCGTGATCTCCGAGAGCTTGTCCTGGAGCTTCAATTTGTCCTGGGTGGTCTTGGCGACAGTGGCCAAGCCCCGTTTCAGAATTGATTCTTCCTGCGCATACAACTCGCCCAGGCGATCTGTGAATTCCTGCTGGGCGTTCAGCCGGGCCTCACTGGCCTCCTTGTAGCTGATGTAACCCTGCCCCTCGTAGAGATCGATGATCTTTTGCCGGTCCTTCAGAAGGCCCGTTTCCACATCGGTCAACCCCTGCAGCTGCTTGATGTCGCTCTCAATCTTGGCCATGGCCGCTGCGGTGAGCGCACCAGTGGCCGAGTTGTAGTTCAACTTGGGCTTTTTGGCTTCGGCTGCAGCCTCCGTCTCACCCCGGTTGATGGCATTGAACCGTTCTTTGACCGCATCGGCTAAGAGTGGCATCTTCCAGAGGTCGACATAGGTCTGGTTGGCTTTTTCAACGATCGCGTTGCGCTTTTCCAATGCGGTCTTGAGGGTGGCCTGGTTCTCCTCAGAAAACGGGTTCAGTCCTTTGCCACCTGCGAGGAAAGTGCCGAGCAATTCGATGTCGGCCCAAACTGCCTCGAAGCTGCCCATCACCGCCTTGGCCATCTGAATCACACCGCGCAGCGCATCGATCACGATAGCAATGCCATACGCTGTGTCCTTTGCCCAGGTCTTGAGCGTGCCATCGTCACGCAGCTTGACCATGGCCTCAGCCGTGTTGTGCGTGCCCAGCATCACCGCCTTGAGCTCACCCACCAAATCTTCAAGTGCAGGCAAAGCCGCCGTGACGATGGTCTGGGCGACGAAGTTGTGCTCGGCCCGCATGCGGCCCAGTGCCTTCGATGCCTTCTCAGCAGATTCGATCTCTGCTTCAGTGAGCCGGATGTTCAGGTCCTGGTTGGCAGCCAGGTCCTTGAGGAAAGGCAGCAGCCCCGCCCCAGATTTGCCAAACAGTTCAAGCGCAATGGCCGTCTTTCCTGCCCCATCCTCGAAATTGGACAGTTTCAGGGCAATGTCGTTCATGACCTCGGCCGGATCGCGCAGGTTTCCCCCTGCATCCTTGGCCTTGATGCCCAGAAACTGCAGGGCCTGAGAAGCCCCCTTGGTCTCATCGTCCACCCCGGCCAGACCCTTGGAGAGCTTGGTCAGGCCTACGCCAATCTGCTCCATCGCCACGCCAGAGATGGTGGCCACCGGTGCAAAGCCGGACAGGGCCGTGGCGCTCGCCCCGGTCTGCTCGGCCAGATCCTGCAGGGCGGCCACCGTTTCCAGTGTGTGGGCCACCAACTCTTTGAGTGCTCCCACCGACTCCACGCCGATGGCGATGGCAAAGGTGGTCTTGGCGACTTCGGCTACCTTCTCCAAGGAGCCACGCATGGATTCGGCGTGACGCTCCAAAAGCAGCGCACTCTTGCCCAAATCCTCCCGGAAATCGGCCGTTTCCGCTGCGAGTTTGACCACGAGGGAGCCGATATCAGCCATGCTTCATCACCTTGTGCGCGAACATCGCCTTGAACCGGGCCACATTGAGCTGTGTTTCGTCTTGAGGTTGGGTGGGTTGCGGTTTTTCGAGGAATGGCATGAAGTCCTCTGGCCGAAACGGCCCCGCATCCTTGGCACGGTGGGCATTGGCAAAGGTAGAGGCCACCACGCCGGATCTGTAATCGGCCCGGTAGTCCCCAAAGGGCTCGAGCTGGTAGTACGCCATCCACTCGGTCAGCTCGTCCGAGCCCATCGATGCGAGCATCTCGCGCACCGGCAAGCCCAAAGCCAGCGCCAGGCGGAACACAAAGCGTCGCGAAGGATGGGCGATCAGGCGTTTTTTGCGGCGTCCACCTGATCAGCGCCGATGCCGTTCAGACGCTGGGACACGGCAAACACACGGTCCAGTGCCTTGGCGCTCTTGCCACCGAGCGCCGTGATGTCACCATCGCTGAAAAGGCGGTTGCCCGTCTCATCGCACAGGGTGAGCGAAACCAGGCGGGCACGGACGTTCTCAAGGCGGCCTTCCTTGCCAATCAAGCTGGCTTCAAAGGCATCACGGTCGGTACCGGTCATGGTGCGCACCTGTACCTCACCGCCCCACTCAGGAACTTGAATAACTTCACGGGGCAGATCATCGCTCTGCAGGATTTGTTCACGGGTCAACATGGGTGTATCTCTCTTTAAGTTTCGGTGATGTCGCCATCAATCTCGATGGTCACGGAGGCCTGCACGACCGCATCCACACCGCCTTGCACGCTGAAGTGCGTGACATAGCCGTAGAAGGTCCAGGTGGCAGGATTGGTGTCGGTAAAAGTGATCTTGAACTGGCGGCGCACCCGGTTGGCCCGGTCGGTTCTCAGGCCCTGGTGCACCAGATCGTCGGGGTTGTAGTGCAGGGTCAGGGACAACTGCCCTTCGTCGCGCAGGCCCACGCGCTTTTCCTTGGCGGTGGACGCCAGATTGGTCACGTCGATCACGGCGGCCTGCCCGCCAGGGCCTTGAAACGAGACCACGTTGGGGATGGTTTCAAAGGCGGTGGTGCCAAACCGGGCAATGGCGATGCCCTGCGCGGTGATTGCGGTGCTGCTCATGCACATGCTCCTAGTTTCATGGTGAACCCACCGGCCGGTGGTAGGTGTAGTCCACGCTCACCCGGTACAGCCGGGCCTGATCTTCAAATTCACTGAGCCCCATGCGCACATCGGCGACGGTGCTCTTGTCCGCCAGAAGCGCAGCCAGGACCTGGTCTTGCAGGTGCAAGGCCTCCTGGTACGTTCTGGCGTAGGTGTCGACCTGCACGCGCACGCGCTGCAGGCCGTGCGGTCCATCGATGCCAAAGATGTGCTCCTGCACGATGGGCGTGTAGACGATGGCCGGGTACTGGGTGTTTTCTGCAGCAACAAGCGCGTAGACCTCACCACCGGCCAGATCCTTGATGGCGTCAAAGAAATCCTGCATGGCTACTTCCTCTGCTGACCTCTGTAAAGGTTCTTGGCTTCCAGCTCGATACGCTCACTCAATCGGTCCTTCATCGCCTGCACCGCTTCACGCCGCTTGGCTTCCAGGGCAGGCCTCAGAAATGGCCGCGCGCGCATTTTTCGGGTGCCAAACTCCACGAAACGCCAGTACCAGGCATCTTGCGAGAGGTTGCCCTTCTTGCCTTGCTTGCGGTACTTCTTGCCATGTCGCACCGTCACAAAGAAGGTCTGACGCGTGAGGCTGGAGAGCTCAGGGATCTGTTTCATGATCACCGAGCGCTTGAGCGTGCCCGGTGGCGGCTGATTGGGTCCCAGGACTTCGGCCGCTTTGGGCGCACGCATGCGGGCTTCATCACGGATGACCTTGGCCCCGGCATAGACCGAGACGCGCAAGCCGTTCTTGGCCACCCGATCGGGCAATTCGCGCAGGGCTTTGGCCAATTCAGCCAAGCCCTCGACCTTGAAGCGTTCATGTTTAGCCATCGTCCAAACCTTCGCTGGCCAGCAGGATGACCAGGACACGTTTCTCGTCCTCGTTCAGGGCCGAATGGATGTTGAAGATCCGCGACCTGTAGAGCACCCTGTACTGGGCCACCTGTTGGGGGTTGTCAAAGATGCTCTGGTAGCGCACCGTGATCTGGTGCGTGAGTTCGGCCGAGATACGACTGGCGATCACGGCTTCACGGCCGGACAGGGGCTGGATATCGGCCCACACGGTGGCCACATCAATCCATGTACGGCTGGGGGCGCCCAAGCTGTCTTTCACGGTGCTGGGGCGCTGGATCTTGATGCGTCGGCCCAGCATTCCGGCTCCAATGGGGTTCATATCAGGGGTACCTTGTAGGGATCGAGCAGGCCATCGATGAAGGGCAGCGGATCAATACGCCCTCGTGTCATCGATGCCACCTCCTCTCGGTGAACGTAAAGCGAGCCCACACGCAGCTTGATCCAGGTCTTGATGCCCTCGGGCACCGCTGCGGCGCTGCCATACCCGGCATCGAAGACAACGCTCACGGCGCCGATCTGCGGCAGAGAAATCGGCCAGATCTGCCCGAACACCGGGGTGATGCGGGCAGGTTCGCAGGCGTTGTCGACGGTGTAGTTGGCTGCTGACATGGTCTGCCAGAGTCCTGCCATGTCGAGATAGCGTATTTCCACCACCGACGCCACAGGCGACTTGGGCAGTAGAACGGCATGTCCGGGCAGCGTGAAGGTCTGCCCTGCGGGCACACCCATCAGGCTGGGTCCGGGGAAGCTGTCGAGCACCATCCGCCAGCGCGCCGCCATCAACTGACGGTTAGTCAAGGTCTCGGCCGCCTGGCGGGCCGCCGAGATCAGGACCTGGATCAGGCTGTCGTCGTCATCGAAGTCCACCCGCAAGTGGAGCTTGGCCTCGGTAAGCGAGATGGGCTCCCCTGCGGGCGGAGTCATCAACTGCATGGGCATGTGATTGCTCCACCCTCAGACTCAGACCACCTGCGCGACCGCAGCCTGGTTGCTGGCATCCCCCGGCGCAAACCGGGGATTGACGCCAAGCACCTGGGCTGCCGTCAGACTTGCGGCTACACCCACGGTCACCGACAGGCGCACATAGGCATAGCCGTTGGTCACATCCAGGTCCTCAGGGCGCAGATTGATCAGCGCCTGCTTGGCCGAGCCACTGGCAGCCTGGGTGAGCTGCGTGATGGCCTTGCCCGTCAGGTCTTTGGCACCGGTGCCCGAAGCATCCTGGGCCTGCTGCAGCTTCGCATCCAGCGTGGCCCCCGTGCCCAGGACGCCGCTTTGCACGAGCACCAGCAAGGTGTGGTGGTTGCCCGCCGAGATCCAGCCGGTGGTGACAGTGCCCACAGCCTGGCTGGCCGGGTCGATGGTGGCCAAAACCGAGAACAGCTCGCTGCCTTTTGCATTGGGAAACATGTGATTTCTCCTTGATGGTCAGGCGCCTGATCAGCGAGCGCCCAGTTGGACAAAGGGCGACAGGGTCGTATTGCCCTTGGCGGGGGAGATCGGCGCGGCGATCTTGGATTGGCCGTCCATGCGGAACGTGGTGCGAAAAGCCGTGAGGTCCGCATCGAAGTACAGGTGCATGGAAGTGGCCGTCTGCATGCCACCAGCTTTGGTGATGGTCTGGTAGTAGGACAGGTCCGCCAGCAACACGTCTCCTGCCGAGGAGAAGGTGTTGGCGTGCTGGGAGACGATCACCGGGCGACCGAGCAGCGTGCCGTAGGGCGAGACCTGAATGCCACCTGGGTTCATGCCAGTGGGCAGGTAGATCGGGTAGTTGCCCAGGGTCAGCGTGAAAAGCGCTGGGAGCACATCGTTGTTGACGATCCAGACCGCCTTGCCAAACGAGCCGGGTGGCAGGCGGGAGATCATCTTGGCCAGGTTCTGAGCCAAGAGCGTCTGCGTGGCCTGACCCGATTCCTTTGCAACGGTCACCGTGGTGGCGTTGCTCATGCAACCCACCGGCAGGCCAGTGCCCGAGCCAAACAGGATCGACTCGTTGGTCTTCCAGCGAATGGAGGTGGCGATCTTGTCGGGCAGGTAGGTCGACAGGGCATTGGTGTCGTCCAGCAACTCGTCGGTCACTGGCACCAAGGCCATGAGCTTTTTGAGGCGCAGGGTCGACAGGCCAAGCACCGGCTTGGTACCGTTGGCCGAAGCGGCCTCACCTTGCCAGTAGGCACGGATGCCGTTGGTGCCCCAGGGCGTGCTCTCGTCCTTGGGGAAGGCCATGGTGTTGCCCGTGATCTCCACGTTGTCGGTCATGGGCAGCAGGGAGTCCTCGCCCAGGGACAACTGGAAGATTTCCTGGGCGAACTGAGGCGGCACCAGAAAGCCGCCATCCTGTGCCGAGCCTTCATTGCCGAAGGTAGCAGGAGCCACAGCGTTTCGGCCCGAGCCGATCAGCAGGCGCTCGTCGATGGAGGCGCCGGGGTTTTGCGCCTGGCGTACGGTCTTTAGGAAGTCGCCCACGCTCTTGAAGCCGTGCTTGGGGTCAGAGGCGGCGTTATCCACCACCGTGATCACGGAGGCCGTGGTCAGTTGAGAAGGATGGTTCATCTGCGCCTCTTCGGCAATCAGGGCAGCTTCACGGTCAATGGCGGCAGAAGTTGCTTCGATCTTGGCCTTGAGGGCTTCGAAGGCTGCGACTTCTTCGTCGTTCATGTCGCGCTGCTCAGCGGCAGCAATGTCGGTCAGGGCACGTGCGTCCTTGACCAGGGTGGCTTTGCGAGACTGAAGCTCACGCAATTGCTTGCTCATTGGTTTATCTCCAGAAATGAAAAAGCCGCCTGGTCGAAATGACGCAAGGCGGCGACAGGGATCACGACCAACGGGTCGCAGGGGGGCGCAGCCCTCAACGGAGGGCTGCAAGGGAAAGGGTTGAAATCAGACCCGCATCAAACCAGTGCGAGAGCGTCTCGCGCCTGTTTCAGGCGAGAATGGCTTTTCTGAGGCTGGCTGCGAACGGCGTTGCCTGTGACCTTGGCCTGCATACGGGCCAAAACGTCGTCGAAGGACGCGATGCCATCGACCATGCGTTGCGCCAGGGCAGCATCAGATCCCAGCACACGGCCTTCGCCCATGCCGTTTCGGACATCGTCGACCGTGACACCTCTGCCCACGGCCACAGCCTGGATGAAGGCGTTGTAGTAGTCGTCCACACGAGACTGCATGAAGGCCTGCGCTTCAGGATCCAGCGGCACATAGGGGTTGCCCTCGACCTTGAACTTGCCAGCCGAGATCAGGGTGGTTTTGACGCCCTCTTCTTCCAGTGCTTTGGAATAGTCAAAGTGCGCCTGCCACACGCCAATGGAGCCCACCTCACCACCAGGGGTAACGTAGAACTCACTGGCCGAGCAGCCAATCCAGTAAGCCGCCGAGGCAGCCAGGCTGTTGGCCACGGCCACCACGGATTTCTGGGCCCGGGCCTTAACGATCTCCGAGGCGAGTTCGGCAACGCCATACACGCTGCCGCCGGGGCTGTCGATGTCGATGAGGATCTGGCCCACCGTGTCGTCGGCCAGGACCTGACGCAAGGCCGAGGTGAATTGCTGGGTACTGGTGCTGCCGGGGCCGGAGATGTCATCGACCATGTTGCCCCGCTGGGTGACCACGCCATACAGGGGCAGTACGGCAATGCCAGAGCCCGCATTGGCCGCAGCCATCTGTTTACGGGTATCGCGCAGCACCCGCTCCGACTGGATCTGGAACATGGCCTCATCAGTTGGAGACTCGCCAGCTGACCAGCGGGTCAAGACACCGGCCATGGCCTGCAGCCGCTCGGGCATCAGGGCCCAGGGGGTGGTCAAAAATTCGGAGAGCAGAAGTTGTCTGTTCATTTGTGTATTCCCAATTGAATGAGGGACCGGGACAGCGCCGGTTCATCCTCGAGTGATGGAGCCCCCTGCGCCCAGTCCTCTACTACCGATGGAGGCAGACTGAAGGTCTGGGCGATCAGGTTGATTTCGTTGGTACCCATAGCCCCTTTTTTGCAGATGCGACGGGCCAGTCGCTGGGCGTTGGACTCGACAAGCTTTCGCAGGCGCAAGCTCAACTGCGGGTCCGACTCAGCACTGGCGTCGGTGATGGAATCCTGAGATTCGATTTCCGCGTCCTCGGCGTCCTCTGCGTCACCCTCTTCGACCATGTTCAGCGGCCGCAGCGGTTGATCGAGACCTGCGATCGGGTTGAGGTTTTCTGAGATGCGGGCCTCGTTGCGGGTGAGCCAGCCGTTCTGGATGCCGCTTTGGTAGTAAGCAGAGCGGCTGGCCGCATCCCCTCGCATGAGATTGGCAAAGTCAAACTCGATCTCAAGAGCGTCACCATCGGGAAGCAGATCAGCTTCAATGGAAGCCTCCCAGCGCTCCGCCCAGGGCGTCATGGTGTGCATGACGAATTCCAGGCTTTGCTGCTCGATGTTGGAAAACGTTGCCCGGTCCAGGTCCGCAATCATGTGTGGCGGCACTCTGAACAATCGGGCAATGTCCGTGATCTGGAACTTGCGCAGCTCCAAGAACTGGGCGTCCTTGTTCGTGACGCCCACCTCGTGAAACTTCATACCGTTCTCAAGCACCAGGACCTTGCCCCGGTTCGAACCAGACTGCGCTGCCTGATAGGACTCGCGAAACACCCGCTTGGCTTCAGGGTCCTTGAAGTTGCCCGGGAACTCGATCCAGCCGCCTGTGGGTTTGGCATCGTTGGAGAAGAACCGAGCCCCGTAGTCCTGCGCGGCCAGCGCCATACCCAGGCTTTCTCGCGAGAGCTCAATGGGACTCAGGCCAATCAGCCCATCCGAAGACAGGCCCCTCAGATGCCAGATTTCCCCGCGCGGCAGGACGATCTCGGAGCCTGCCTGATCCCGGATGCGGTAGCGGTAGTCGCCAGAGGACATCAGCTCCATCCGCACCCGGTCGGGGTGAATCGGGATCAGCTCGGTAATCTCTCCCCGGCTGTTGGCCAGGATCTGACAGAAGGCGTTCCCCCTCAAGGCCAGATGCCCCTGCAACATCTCGCGCCACTCGAATGGGTTCTGGTATCGGTTGGGCCGTTTGCCCAGCAACTGGTAGAGCCAGTGCTCTGTCACCCGGTCCTTGCCACCGTCCTTGCGGGGCCGGTAGACCACGAGAGGGAGTGACGCCATGGTCTCCGAGAGGATGCGCACGCAGGCGTAGACCGCCGCCAGGCGCATGGCCGAATCGGCCGAAACACGCATGCCAGAGATGCTTCGAGCCGAGACCGGCTCGAAATAGAAGTCCCCCCAGGGTGAGCGATCACTCGTGGAGGCTCTGAAGCGGTCAAAGAAGTTAAAAATTCCCATGACGTCAGAGCACCATCAACTCATAGTCGGATCCCAGCACCACCGATTCACCCGGTTTGATCGCCCGTGAGAGGGCCATGATCAGTGCCACGATGCCGTCTATCTTGTTTTCTGGTCTTTCCTTCCTTGGATAGATGTTGTCTTTAACGTCCGTGTGG